TTAAAGTTTGTGTTCCAGTTAAAGTTACATCTCCAGCAGGTAGAGTATATATGTCTGGGTTAGTTCCATCATTTGCAGTAGCAAACAATACAGCATCACCTTTATTAGTTGTTGCAAAAGTAAATGTGTCTCCTGAACCAGAAGCATATTTAAATTGAACTGTGTAAGAACCTGATGTTGAATTTCTTAAAAAATAAAAAGTTTCTACGTCTAATGGAATTGTAACAGTTTTATTTTCACCAATAGTACCTGTAAACTCAATCATTCTTGCTTGAGCTGTTCCAGTTAATGCACCATCTGCAACTGTTAGTGCAGTAGTTGCACCTGAAGCAATTGAAACTGATTGAAATCCTCCAAGAACTTGTTCTATAAGATCTAGGTTTGCGTTTGTTTTTGTTCCCCATGTACCAGCGTTTTCGCCAGTAGCCATTTTTTCTATACCGAGAGGTGTATAACTTGATGCCATAAATTTTATCTCCTATGCAGCGTCACTATAACTTGTATTTGATCCAGTTGCAACATCAGAATAATTACTATTTGATCCTGTTGAAAGTGCACTATAAGACGTATTTGAACCAGTGTCAACATCTTGGTAATGTATAATAAATGGTTCTCCAACTGCAGATGTTATTGTAAATGTTGGTAATCCAACTACTTGATCTTTAGGGTCAACACTACCAATAGCAGAACTAAATGATACTCCTGTTAATCCCATTATTTGATCAGGGATATCTACAATAGTTCCTATAGAAGCACTCATAGATATTCCTGTAACAGGTACACTTACTGATCCAGCGCCAATCACGAATCCTACAGAAGAATCTATTTGTAATCCAGTTGGTGCTACTGCATCATTAGGAACAACCACGGATCCTTGAGCAGTTGATACTTCAAATCCAGAAGGTGTAATTATTACAGCGTTAACAGCTGTAGGTGTTCCAAGTGTAGATGTAATAGATAAACCTGTAAGAGAAACATCTTCGTTAGGTGCAACTGCAGTTCCTTGTTGTGATGTAACTGTGAGTGAAGTTGGACCAACGACTTGATCTTTTGGATCTATAACACCAATGGCTGCTGTAGTTGATAAACCTGTAATAGTTGGTGCAACATCAATGCTTACTTCTGCATAACCTTGTATATCATTAATTGCTAAACCATTCGGTTCAACAGTTACGCTTACAACATTTGCAATTGTTCCTAGTGTTGAAGTAGATGAAAGACCTGTTGGAGTTACAGTTACACTAACTGCGTTAGTGACTGAACCAATACTTGATGTAATAGATAAACCTGTTGGTTGGACAACTGAATCTGAAAGTTGACCCCATTCATCTTCACCCCAAGACTTTGCTCCCCAACCTTGTTTTAAAGTTGTAGCTTCGTTCCAATTAGCCTGTCCCCAGGTTAGTCGGCCCCATCCAGAAGAAACGTCGGGCACGGTGACCCTCCTATGCTAATCTTATGATTGCGTTTGATGAATCGTTTGCAGGAAACTGTATTTCAAAAGTTCCGTTAGTTGCAGTTTTATCAGAACCAAAAGCTATAATACAAACAGCATCAGTTGTACCTGAACCACCATCTGTTGTTGTATTATAAATCATTGCACCATTTGCAGTGAATGAAGCTGATGTCCATGAGATATCAGAAAAATCTGTAAACGCAGTTGTTGAAGTTAAACCAACTCCTGTGTTTGTTAATGCTTTACCACCAGCAGAATATGCTGATCCAGATGTGTTTGAAATTTCGTTTGAAGTTGAATAGTCAGTTGTTGCTGCACCTAAAGATGCTGAACTTGTAAATAATGCTATTTTAAAAGTATGACCACCAGAACCTGATGTTTGAAAGTCATGCTTTCCTTCTAAAAGTTCTTGTTTAAAACTTGAACATATTGCCGATGTTATTGCCATAATTTATCTCCTATTACGGTGACGGAGAAGGAACTTGTATACGAACTGTACCGTCAGTATAATCGTCTCTTTTACGTCTACCAAGTTGCTCTCCAGCAAACTTTTGTACTTCTTGTTTATATTTATTTTCATATAATGTCAACATATCTATTGGACCTTTTAAATAAGAAAATGCTTCTACTAGACAAGCATATAATAATCCATTTCCAAAATATTGACTTACATAAGTTGTAGTGTTCGAACCAGATAATCCAGTTGGAATAGCTTCATAATGTATTTTAAATACATAAGTGTTGTCTGGTGCAGGAGCTAAAAATAGTCTTCCTGAAGTAGTATCGGTTACACCTGTTGCTCCACCAAACATAGCATAGTATTTTGGCTGTGCTCTAGCATCAGACTCTGTAGAGGGTTGAAATTCTTGTAAATATGTTTCATCTTTTTTTTCTAACCAAACATTGTTTCCTGTAGAAGCTGATGTTGAATCATAAACTTGTACACCTTTTACAAATAAAGTTTTAGCTGGGACGTTAATTGTATTTTGACCTGTAACTAAATTACCAATAGATTGTTTTTTATATGCATCAAGAGGTACTTCTCTTAATATTTTCATTTCAGAATTTTCAATAAACTGATCAGTGATGGTAGATGTTAAAACATTTGTATCTGTTTCAGTGTAATTTAATATTGCTGTTGTCAATGTTGCGTATGTAAATCCAGCCATTACTTAATATCCCCTTTATGCTTTAGACGTATCTTTTTTTGTTTTGCAGTTTCTTCATATATTTCAAGATGAGGATCTTGTCTTTCACATTTAAACATATTTTTAATAAAATTAATAATTTTTTTTATCATAATTATCCTTTATCATTTAATGGGCCAGCTGTACAGTTTTCTCCTCCTCCATCATAGCTGCCAAACACAGTACTTCCATTTCCATTAAATAAGTTATAACCGTTTGTGCTATTTAAAGAAAGTACTTTTCTTGAAAAATAAATTTTTGCTCCTGCAGAGTGTGCACTAGCTGTAGTGTTAGAAGGAGTTACACCCCTAAAAGGAGTGTTTGTCCCTCTAGTTAAACCAGAAAATGTTTTACCAGGTAGAATATCTCTAGATGTGTATTGAATAATTTCATTATCAAATAGGCCAGTGGTTGAATTTATTTTTTCAATTATTAAAAATCCACCTGTAGTATCTGTTTGTCCTAATCCATCTACTATTGTTAAAGTAGTATCTGAGGCTGTTATATCTGCCGCAAGTGTTGTAGATAGTTCTAAAGTTTGAACTGTTGCTGCAATTGATATTAAAACGGTATCTATTGTTCCTATTCCTGCCGTTGCAGTTAATCTTACCTGATCATCTACTTGTATTCCACTGTTAGGATGATTAACAACTATTTTGGATGTTAGACCTGAAGGTATATTAAATGGATTTGGAGTCAATAGATCTGGAGTCGGTGGTTCTGTTCTATCAGTTCTAACATGTTGTAAAGATATTGCGTCTGCCCCATGAGGCTTTGGTTCTAATTGTGGTTGTTTAGGTTCAAATTCAGAAATGTGAACAAGAGATCCATTCCATTCTCTAACCATTTCTTTGTATGGAAACTCCATACCTGATCTGTCAGAAATTGCTTTTGAACGTTTACCGGATGCGTAGTTTGCCATTATACTCCTGGGTAATAAACTTTTGGTGTAATGTAAGTGCTAGCAGCTGATCCATCTTCAGCTAATGCTCTTTGTAATTCATCTTCGTAAATTAATTTATTTTGTTGAATAAGTTGTGGGGCGTATTTCATTGATAAATAATAAGCTAAACCTGCCACCATACAAGGAACAAATCTAAATGGAACATCAGTTGCATTTGTATAACTTCCTACATCTTGAATTCTTTTGATATAATAAAAGTGCATATCTTTAGATGCACTTGTTGAATCTGGTGTTGGATAAACATGAATTGTTACTTTATCAATAAATCTTTCTACCCAATATTGATTAGGAGTTCCTTGTGAAAGTTTATTTGAAAAAGCAGCATAAGTTGATCTATCAACTTTTGTCATTGGACTATCTGATTGAGTTGTCTGTGTTCTATTAGATCTTAATTGTGCTTCAAGGACATCGGACATTCCATAAATACCATTAGAAGGTGCAGTAGTTGCTGAAGTTCCGTCAGCTGATGATCTAAAAAAATTATAATCTGCTTGGCCTTGAACTAAATCTAAATTTGTATTAGCTATTTCCCAATAGTGAATACCTCTATTACCCCATTCTTGAAATAAGATATTAAGAGATCTTCTTGCTGATCTTAATTGATTACCAGCAACTCCTTGCATTCCAATACGTTCAAATGAATCTTCTATTATTTCATCAATAGAAAGAGTTTTGTCGAACGTTGTAGTTCCCGAAGTGGTATTAGCCATTTAAGATCCTATTCGTAAACTTTTATCCACTCACAAACGACTGTTCCGGTATCTCCTGTCGTACAAGCTGGTAAAGTAAGATTTACATCTCCACTATAACTACTAGCTTTATTATTTTTTAAACCACCAAATGAAGAATAATCATATTCCATTTCTCCATTTAATGTCTGAAAAACAACATCTGATCCATCCCAAACCATTCTAATTGCATCAGCAGGTGCTGTTACTGAAACGCTAAAACTAACTTTATTTAGTCTTACAGTTTTGCAAGTTTTACCATTGTTTGAATTTAATTCAGAAACATCAACTATTTTAGTTGTGCTTCCGGCACTATCTGAAACTACGTTATAGTGAGTAATTAGTTTTTTGTCTCCGTCGAATACAGTTGTATTTAATACTGTGTCTGCCATATTTTCTCCTTTTCAAGAGCGCCTGCATTACCAGACGCTCCGAGTTATTTATTTATTACGCGTCAGCGTAAGGTGTTACTATTGTACCTGATCCAAGCAATAAAGAATTGTGGACTAAGTATGTAGCAGTATCAATCGCTGTGAAAGATACTACGCTACCAACGATACCACCTTTTGTAGAACCGTTCATAGTTATAACATCATTTGTTGCACCTGGAATGAAAGCTTTTTTAGAACCATCATCTACAGCTATCATGATACCACCTTTAAATTTGTCAGTACCATCTGTTTTGATATCCATATCAGTTGCAGCAGTTTCCACATAAAAATGAAAAGTTGCACCAATGTTATTTAAGTTATTAAAATCTGTATCACCAGCTGTTGCTCCATTTGAATTTACATTGATTGAAGGTAAAGTAAATTTACCATCTGCATCATTTGTAAGTAAAATTTTGCCAGCGTGTGTAGCTACAGTTAAAGTTGTGTCAGCTGTTAAGCTAACAGTCATACCAGGACCTGTATTTATAAAGCCATTTTTAGAAATGACCGGTCCTGAAAACGTAGTGTTTGCCATGTTATTATCCTCCTAGTTATTTGAATATCGTCTCTAGGCCGTCGACTATACGCGTCGATATTCAATTTATGTATAGTGACAAAAGTATATACTAGTTTTTAGTAGAGTGCAAGAGAGCCTGTAGTGTGGAGTGGAATTTTTCCAACGATGTAGCTTTTATACTAAGAAGCTACTGAAACTTCTGGAGCAGAACCTTCTATGTTGTTCTGTATGTGAGCCATTCTAGCTTCTTCAAGCTTAATGTCTGTGATGATCTGTTTGACTTTATCGTCAATTCTAACCATCTCAAGAGTGTATCTGTTATTATCCAGATGCTCCTGTTCCCACTTCAACTCCAAGGACCTTTTTTGTTTGTATAGGTCTTGTATCATTTATAACCTCCTCATAGGTTATTCTATTTACCTTGTTATCATAACTAACTCCAAGGTTTTCCCAAACTATACTATTTTCTCCAAGTTTGTCAAGGATTGATTGTTCTAGGTCTGTTGGGGAATCTTCTGATTCTACTGTAAATTTAGCGTGATGATCGTACGCCCAAATGTTGACTAAAAATTTTTTCATGGTTTTTTCTTTCTATTTGTCAATTGTGGCGAGACTGTGTCCCGCCACAAAAAATTATTGATTATGCACCTTCAACGCCGAAGATACCTCTAGGGTCTGATACGCCGAAGCTGTATCTTTCTCTAGCTTTGTATCTAACGTTGCCAGTATCAAAATCGCCTTCCATTGCTGTTTTTAATGGTGATCTGTTAAACATTTTCATACCGTTAGGCACGTCTGTTAAGATATAAAATGCATCAGAGTCAGTTAAGTAGTTATTAACTCTGTATCCTTGCGGAATCATACCCATAGATACGATTGCATTGATATCATTATCAGCTGTTCCAGTTCTACCTTGAGACTTCATAAGTCTTTCAGCAGTGAATTGTAGCTCAGAAGGAATAATCATTTTTACTCCTCTAGCTGCGATTCTTAAACCTCTTTCGTCACTCATTTGAGCGATGTCAATTATTGACTGCTCTAATGAAGTTTCGTTAAGGTCAGCTTGAGTTGCTAAAGTGTTAGCAAAAGTTCCAGCTACTGTAGGGTGAGCAGTGTTAAATAAAGAAACACCATCACCTGAATCAAAAGCATCTGCAGTTGGCAGACCATTGATTAGAGGCTCGACTGATTTTACTTGTTTAGCGTTACTCATAGATCTAGCTAAAGCTTTTGTATATCTAGACGCAAGTCTGTCATACAAGTTGTCCTCAATCGCTTCTTCAGTGATTGCGAACGCTAAAGCTACAGTCTCATGAGTGTATCTAGCTGTGA